AAGAAAATATCTTGATGATCTTATTTTCTGGTTAAATAAAAACGCTTAATTTTGGAATTTGAGCACTCATTTTTGGGTGCTTTTATGTGATAATTTTAAAAGTCTTTATAAATCAATAACTTAGTTTTTAGTTAAGTCTTTGATTTATAAAGACTTTTTATTTAAGTACCAAAAATAGTTGTTTTTTTAATATAAAGATTTATAATTAATATGTGAGGAGAAAGAAAATGAAAGTTTACGTTTTAACATACTTGGTACTCAACTGTGAAGGTCGCCCAAATGGTACAAAGAAAATTCTTTTTGTTGACAAAGAATTTGCTGAAAAGGAATTAAATAGAATTGAACAAAATAAAATGGTTTTTAAGAATGTAAAATTAATAGAACTTGAAAATCCAAATAATGTTAATTTAAGCGAGGTTCGATAAAATGTCAATGTGGACAAATGTATATGGTGCATTAAGGTTTATTGCACGGAACCAAATTTTGAAGAATTACAAATAAAACCGTTATTGAAAGTCTTCCAGAAATTACAGGTTCCGAAGAAAATGCAGAAATTAAATACATCAGACTTGACCAGATTTATGATTCGTATTACATTGATGGCAATCGAATTAAGGAATATCCTTATTATATGGTAGTCATTTCTGGTGCATTACGGGATAAGTATGCTAAGGAAACAATAACTGAAGTTAAAGATTTTTTAACCATTTTGGGTCAGCGAATTAGTATCATCGGTGGTACAGTCAAGATTTCTGATTACAGCGAAAACGTCATTTTGGATGCTGAAGATTTTTCTGCTAAGAATTTTTGGTGTGGTTCCTGGTTTAGAGAAAAATTAAAAAGTTTAGGTACTAAAACGGTTTAGAGAAAAGTTTAGGAACCAGTCTCTGGACACTTTAAAATGTCTGTACAGACAAAATATTTGCGAGGAACTTTATAAGTACAAAAGAAAAGGAGGTTCAAATGAGCGATTTTCACAAAAATCATTGAAATGCTCGTAAACGACAACGAAAAATTGCATTTGGAAATTGAAAATCTTAAAAAAAGCATTGACAAATAATTATAATGTTATATAATATAAATGTAATTTCTGTTATATAGAAAATAATTGATAGAGGTCTTTTGTACAGACTAAACAGAGTTAAACAAAAGTGTTAAAATTTTTTAATACATTTGAGTACATTGTTATATAATATAAATGATGTTGATTTGATATAGAGGCGAGAAATGAGATACGAACTTAAAAACCCTGAAAAATTTAACTTCGGTGTTTGTGCAAACTCAAAATATGAGTTAACAGAAGTGCTTAAAGAAGTTCTTACCGATAATTCTGCTGAGGAACTTTCAGATTTAGTTGAGAATTGCGAGGGTAGGCAATTCGTTGATGAAATGAGCTACACCGATTGCAAAGAATATTTAACCGAAAATTTTGATGAGTCCGAAGACAAAGAAGATATGCTTGACTCTTTAGAGGACTCTATCAATGCTCTTGAGGGTTATAAAAACCCAAAGTTATTAAAAATCGCACGAGATTTAAAACGTGTTAAGGAGTTATTAAACCTATCACTTGTTTATTAAAGGAGAAATAATGTTATCATACTTATCTTTGATGTACGCATTAATGACCGTACACCCGTCTGAAATATCGTTTATTGAGGACTTTCAAAACTACACTAAATTGAGGTCCACTTCTTACATTGCTACTGCGTACCACATCAATTCCTGTGGTAAATCTAAATCCCATCCTAGTTATGGAATAACTGCAAACGGCACCAATGTAAGAGGAATTGAAGATTGGACTAAAAGATACATAGCAGTAGATCCTAACCTTATCAAATTAGGTTCAAAAGTGTTTATTGAATTTCCTGACGATTATGCTTATATGTCAGGTGTTTATACTGCTGTTGATACTGGTGGAAAAATTAAGAACAGACACATTGATGTGTTTTTTGGAACCAAACACGAAGACTCTATGAAATTTGGTGTTCAGAATGTAAAAATTTATATGTAAAATATGAGCCTTTAGGCTCATATACAGAAACTCTTGGGAAGGACCTCTCGGAGTATAAAGCCTTCAAACATTTGTGTTACACACAGTTTGAACTACCTTTCTAAATGGAAGTATCTACCCCTTAGGATAGTTGCAGGTCAAATGTGATTTATGATATAATTATTGATATATTGATATAATTATGATATAATTATGAATTATGAATAACGACTTTTTGGAGATGAAATAAATTGTATTCAAAGGTAATTGGAATTCCTGATTTTGTTCCTCGTGAGGACAATGTAGAATTAGAAAACTGTATTAATACTGAAAAATACGTTAAGTTAATTCAGGAAATTAATGCTTCTAAAGTATCAGAAGCAGAAAAGAAATTTTTAAGACTTGCGGCAACCCGTTGGATCCAGTTCAGATATGACAACGTTGCTCAATATTTTTGTACTAAGTCTAGTCCAGAAATGCAGAAAATGTTACAACGGTTAGCTATGGTATTAATTGATTTTGATGACGCATTGGAAAACGGTTTAACAAATGCTCAGAAGTTTGTTTATGATCTTGCAAAAGAGCAATATGCTAAACTTGATAGATGGGACTTTGAAGAAGACCAACCACAACTCTCAAATGGAGATAACTAATGTATCAGTGGTATAAAAATCTCAAAGAATGTATGACAGGTTATGAAAGACCTGTTGTAAAACCTAGGGATTTTCTTGTTTTGATTGCTTCGTATGGTAGACCAGAGGGTTTACAAAATATGACAATGAAAACATTTAAACCTTTCTTAGATAAAGTAGATTACCGAATTATGGTTTCTGATGATGATAAAACATTGCCTAAGTATCTTGAGATGTACGGTGATAAGGTGTATGTTTTCAACAAAGACCAAGTTCTGAAAGAAAGCAATGCTGATACTGCCGATGTACTCAACATCAAAGGAGTTATTTTCTTTGAAAGAAACGTTGAATTTAAGGTAGCCAAGGAACTCGGTTATCGTTATTTTATGCACTTGGAAGATGACTACCTTTCAATGTCATACCGTCTTGTAAGAAATAACGGTGCCGTTCCTAATTGTAAAATGAACCTAGAAAAATTTGACGAAATTTGCGAGATGTATTTTAGGGTTTTAGATACTTCTCCATTTTTAAATGCAGTCTGTATGGCACAGGGTGGAGACTATGTAGGTGTTGCAGACAATACATTTATGAAGCAGGGTTATCTTTTCAAAGGAATGAATATTTATTGCTTTGACACAGAAAAAGAGTTTAAATTAACTGGAAGAATTAATGAGGATGCTAGTGCATATTACATTAATGGCAAAATCGGAAAGTTAATGCTAACTCCTTTTATGATACAATTAACGCAGTTGCCAACACAGAATAACAAAGGTGGTGTTTCTGATATTTATAAACGTTTTGGTACCTATCTGAAGTCAATCTATACGATTATTCAGAGACCTGATAATATGAAAATTGGTATCTTTACAACAAATAGTGGAACAGGAAAAGATAAATATGATACCAGAAGATTGCACCATCAATGTGATAAAAAGATGTGCTTTACTAAAATCATTTCATCAAAATATGCAAAGGGAACTATTCCGTATTCTGATGTTGAACAACCAGATTTGGATCCTGATTTCTATAATCAGAAAAACTTTTTAGAATTACCTGAACCAAATGTTGATGATGTTTACATTGAAGCACGTCTAACAGATGAATGGTAAATTTTAAAAAATTGTATTGACATTGTTTTGAATTTTTGATATATTATATAAAATTTAGTGAATTGGAGAAATTATGAAAATTCTTGGAATTGATATTGGATATGGTGACAACAAAGTCATCTTTTGTACAGAAAACGGTGAACCAATTAAGAAGTTTAAATTTCCTTCCGTGATTGGTATCACAAAGAAAAACGAATACATCAAGGACCCAAAGGTCTATGATTTCAAAGACAACTCTTATTATGTAGGTGAGGATGCTCTTGCACTTCCATCAGAAAACATCATTGATATTACAGAGTACAAGAACCTTGAGTTTTACGCTCCACTATTTCTTGCTCACGCAATCAAGATGATTGGTGATACTCCTGATGTTATTGTTTCAGGTCTTTCAAAAGCACAAATTCAGAATAGTGGTTATTTCAAAGACGCTTTATCTGAATTTATTGTTAATAATGTTCGCTACAAGTTTAGTAACATTTTCATTATTCCACAGGGTGCTGGTTCAAAACTTTGTATTGACAAGTACGGAACAGACTTCCCTAATATTGAAACCCAGTTTAGTGGTAAAACTTCATACGTTGGTGTTGATATTGGTTTTTCAACTTTAGATTTGTTTAGAGTCATTGACGGAAAGACAAGTGCTTCTGTTTTTGAGGGTATTGAAAACGAAGGTATCACTAAGATTGCTTCAAAGATTGCTTCCCTAATTTTTGAGAAGCACCAGAGAAAAATTTCACTTCACGAAGCAAAGGACATTTTAGGTTCCAACTCTTATAAGTTAAGAGGTCAGATTTTTGATTACTCAAAGGAAATTCTTGAAATTAAGAAAGGCTACATCAAGGGTTTACTTGAATTAGTCGAGGAAAAGTACGGCAATATTTTAGATAAGTGTGATTATATTTTCTTATCAGGTGGTGGTTCCGCTTTCTTCGTTTCAGGTAACTATATGAATATGCAGATTTTGGTACCAAAGAGTAATTACGAATTTTATAATGCTATTGGTCAAGCAATGTTTGGTCAAGAACAGGTTAGAAAAAATAAGTTGACAATTAATTAAATTGTATTATAATGTATAAACAAATTAATGATTTGGAGATAAAATGTTTAATAAAGAAAGTATTGATTTTTTAAAGACAATGAGCCACATTTCAAACTCAATGGTTTTAAACTATCCTGTTACTTCAGGTAAGACCGAGAGTGCTGATATTGCTTATAAGTTTGACTTATCAAAGTTTGACACAGACGGATTTGAGGGACAGATTGGTATTTTCAATCTATCTGCCTTCTTAAATATCTTTAGTTTATGTTCAGATGACCGAACAGTATCAATCAATGATAACATTATTACTGTTTCTGATGATACTACTTCCGTGAATTATTTAACCTCTGCTACTTCAATTTTAAGTCAGTATGAGTACGGAACAGAACAGTTTGAGAAGTTATTAACATTCCCAAGTGTCCTTGAAATGGAATTAACTTCTGAAGACCTAAGAAAACTTAAGAGCGCCTCAAGTGCATTAGGTGAGTTAGATACCGCAGTTATTTCCGCAAGTGACGAAGGTGTTGAGTTATCTTTAACACAGATTGGTAAGTTTAAACAGTCATCAAATTCCTTTAAGATTAAGAAGAACGCAAGTGCTTCAAAGATGTTCAATATCGGAATTATGCTTGAAACTCTATCAAAAATTCCTCAGGCAAATTACAAGATGGTTGTAAAGTATAACGAGTCTAAGGATGCTTATAGAGTGATTTTATCTACTGAAACTCTTTCAATTATGGTTTCAACAAAAGCAATTGTGTAGATTTTAGGTTTGCAGATTTTCCTTAAAAATCTGTGGTTTGCAGATTTTCCTTAAAATTTGTGTTGAATTTATTTTGATTTTTATTGGAGATTTTTTGAAAATGTCAGATTCATTTGATTTTAGTTCAATCGTGGCCAACTTAGGTGCAAATCCTTTTGAGAACAAGGAAAAGTCATACGTTGATGAGCGCTTCTATACTTTACCTAAAAATTCAGACGGTTCAGGTTCCGCAATTATTGCATTACTTCCTGACTCTAATATGATCCCTATTATCAAGATGTTAAAACTTGATACTACCATTGAACGCAACGGACAGCGTAGATGGGTAAATATGTACTCACCTAAGACTATTGGTTTACCTTGCCCATTTGCAGAAACTTATTATAATCATTATAATGAGGATCCAGATAATGCAAAGAGATTTAAGCCAAAGGAAAAGTACATCTGTAACATTAAGGTAATTAAGGATCCTGCAAAGCCAGAGAATGAAGGCAAGATCTTCCTTTATGAGATGTCAAAGACAATTGCAGAGAAGATTTCCTCAATGGTATCTGTTTCAGAAGAGCAGAAGGCAATGGGTATTTCTCCAAAGGAAGTGTTTAATCCTTTATCGGGTTGGGTATTCAACTTAAAGTGTTATAAGAAGAAGGAAAACGGTATTACCTCTTATGACAATTCAGAGTTTATTCAGTTACCTAATGGTAGAAATATCTATTCAGATAAGGGTGACCCTGTTGCTTTAAGAGCTGCCGATGTACAGAAAACATACTCATTAAAGGATATGCAGAAACCAGAGGCATTCAAGTCATACGAGGAACTTACTGAAGAACTGAAAAAGGTTTGTCGAGGACTGTTTGGAATTGGTGGTAATTCATCAACACCAGTAAACACAGCACCAACAACAAGTACTCCAACTTCTGATGTTGCAAATGCTCCAAGTGTGAATGTATCAACACCTGCTCAGGCAGTACAGGCTCCTCAGCCTGCTCAGACACCTCAGTCAGGAAGTCTTGACGCTTTATTAAACAGTCTCTAAAATAATATCTTAATTTTTTGAGGACACTTTAAGTGTCCTCTTTTTTCATAATAAATACATTGTTAATAATAATTAGGATATTATAAATTTATGATTTTAGTTGATTTTTCTGGGTTTTTATTCCAGAATATTTTTGGTGCTATTAATGCAGTAAACCCTAAGGTAAACGAGGAAACGGGTAAATATAACGCAAAAGACTTTATGCCTGTTGCAAGAGCATTTATTCTTTCTGCAATTATTAAAGCACAGGAAGAATATTCGGTACTTAAAGGTGATGTGTGTATTTGTCTTGATAATACAAGAAACGGAAATTGGAGAAAAGAGTTTTTAAGCTCTTACAAAGGTTCACGCAAAGAAGGAAGAGAACAGTCTGAAATTCCATTTGACGATGTATTTGAGGACATCAATGAATTTGTTGAGCAACTAAGAGAGAACACTCCTTGGCGAGTTGTTGATGTTCCTAGAGCAGAAGCAGATGACGTTATTCTTTGTATAGCAAAGCATTTTGCTAAGAAGGAACCTGTGATGATTTTAAGTTCCGATAAAGATATGATTCAGGCACAAAAACACGGTGATGTTGTTCAATTTTCCCCTTTAACAAAAAAGTGGTTAACTCCCGAAAGTAAAGGTGGTGATATGAACTTTTGGTTAACCGAACACGTAATCTTAGGTGATGAGGCTGATGAGGTTCCAAGAATTACATTTCATACAGAGTTTTCGCACAATTTTGCCAAATATCTTAAAGAAAATAATTTAAATTATACACCTAAAACTTTTAATAATTTAATTCCTGAAGAACAGTTATTGATTATTGATAATTATAATGTTTTAGATAAAAGAGGTAATAAAGACGTTTGGAAAAATCCACGATTGGGTCCTACAACAATTCAAAAAATGATTGAAAATGGAACCATTGAAGAGTGGTTGGACAGCAACGAATTATATCGTGAAAATTACGAAAGAAATAAACGTTTGGTACTTGATGATTATATTCCAGAGGATATTTACAATTCTGCGGTTGCTAATTATTTAAACTCAAAGAAAAGTATAAACAAAGATAACACCATTCAGTTTAAGGAATATCTTAAAACCCACGGGTTAGAAAGATTTTCATTGAATTTGCCACTCAACTTTATTGCAAGTGGATTAGATTGGGACGATTTGTAGTTTTTAGAGCACTCAAAAGAGTGCTCTTTTTATAAATATTATAAATTATTCTACACAGGAGTTTTTAAATGTTAGGTTTAGATATTTTAAAAAAGTACGATCAAAAACTTAAATCATTTGTAAATAACAAGGTTATACCACCAGAAGCAACCGAAACAGAAGTAACTAATATTTTTGGTTCATCTGGTTCAAATAATCAAAAACCACAAGATAAGCCATCTTTAATTGATAATACCGAAAGTGGTGTAAGTGAATATTAAAGGAGTTTAATAATGTCTATTTTCTCATCAAAAATTTTTACCTTTGTTAATTCATTTCAGGAAGTTCCAAATGTAAATCTGTATTTTTATAACAATGCAGGCGAATTAT